CTGGCTGCAGCACCACAGGGGACGTCTTGGAAGTCGTCCCCCTCCGGTTCTGCAAGCCTAAGCAGATCACCGCCCGCGGATGGGTCAGCCTGGAGAGTCTGACGTAATCGCATAGCAAGAGAGGCCATGGCAGCATAGCTCCTGGTTCCGAGAGCCAGGCTGTACATGGCTTGAGGACATTTACAGACTAGGAGAGTGCAGGTCACATCTGGCGCTGCACTCAACCAAATGCGGAACAGCGTGCCGTTCTGCGACATGGTATAGATCCGCCGCACTGAGACAGTGTTAAGCGACGATGAACTAGCATCCCAGGAACTTATGAGAGTAGTTGGATACGTCGTGTCACTGCTGCTAGGGATCACCCACGTCGGCAGCTTAGCCGCAGCCGCACTGCAGTAGAACGTAATGGTGTACGCTCCAGGGGGCAGTCTGATATAGTTCTTGGCGGACGTGGAATCAAAGGTCACTACGGCATCATTACTGACATTACTCCAGGTTGCTTTGGTAAAGTCAGAACCGAAAGGTGCATCGGCAGTCCGATTCGTAGCACCGCCAATGTACATGGCGGCAATACCAGGTGATGATGATGAATCCACCTGGGGGAACTGGAATGTGATGTCGTACTCAATATAGACCGTGCCAAATGACGCGGCGGCAGATGCAGGAACCTGCCAGACCATGTTAAAGGCACCAGGATAGTCCCAATGAGGATCAACGGACGCCTGACCGGTGTAGTAGTCGGGTTGCATCGAGTCGGTACGGATGGACCACGCGCAGGCGTTCCAGACGTTAGTCTGGCTCGCGTCCACATGGGCAGCCGCTTGCTGCACTGCACTCGAACCACCATGATCACCGACGGCCTCCATGACGTCATAATCGTAGTAGGCAATAATAGACCCCACCGTGGTAGTCGGACACGCAGGTTCATAGACCACGCGGAGAGAATTAATGTGCCACCGTTGGTACATACCTTGGATCTGATTGAGTCGGAGAGCGGGCATCTCCGAAGGGTTCACACGAAAAGAGAGAATCTTGTCGCCAGTGGCCGGGGCGCTTGAGACGGTAAGCGTCTGGACCATATCTCTGCCGGCAATTCTACACGATTGCGTAGATCCTGACATGCCAGAGTTACCGCTGCGGCGGGCCATGGAAGAGGCTACCGGAGCCCCATTTCCCACGGAAAGACCGAACTTCCCCCATTGCAGCTTTCCCCACCAGTTAGCTCCACCGGAGGGAGGGTGCGGTCGTGGCACACTGGCAGGCGCACGACGCTTAACACCCTTACCAGCTTTCTTAGCTGGTTTGACGCTCTTACGCTTCGATTTTGGCATTAGCCCACAGATGAACAATTTCGGCAAGCTCCGTACTTTGTTGCATCTTGCCGAAAAGAAGGTCAAGGTGATGCTGGCGGGACAGGCACACAGTAGAACACATGCCCCTGTGACCGTCAGAAAACCAACTCGCTAGTGCGTCCCAGAAAGGCCATTCCGGACAATCGCACATGAGAGCCCTGAGAGCTAAGATTCGATCCCAATAATCGGAAATAGAGGTCTCACAATCGCGGTACTCCAAAGTGCTAGAGAGCGCGCGCTCGTGTGAGAACGCCACGTGCAGGCGATCAGGGAGAGCGACAATATCCCTGCCTAAAAGGTGGCAGATGACATCACCCATGTGGACACAACCACGACGGGCCCGTACTTCAGCCTTAAGCTTGATGCCAAACTTCTCAAACAGTTCAGAAGCTGGCTCCAAGGCAGGGGCATGGTCAGCGACGAGCGCATTATCGCCGCAGACAAATAAGCGCGCCGAAGGGCAAGCGAGCCGTAATAGCACGTATGTCATCAATGAATTTACCATGGTAGTTAAGAGATTGCCAGAAGGGTTCTTGCAATAGAGCCGGACGACGGGTACGTCCACCACTTCCTTGGGCTGGGCGTAAGGACTAGTGAGCACGATAGAAGGACAATAGACGCTCCGAAATAACCAACGACGAATTGGGCATTCGCCACAGGCCGTAAGGAAGCGCCAAAGTAGGGCCATCGTAAACTCAGAATGAGATCCATCGCAATTGGAAACATCTAGGGAGTCGAGATAGGGATACCGCATGGCTGGCAAGACATAGTCAGCCACAAGACCTCCCCGCTCGACCACAGGACCCATGTGAATTCCAAAAGCCGGCAAAACCCTCTCGCAGACTTGGTAGAACTTACCCCAGTAATAGTACTGAGCAAACATGAGGACGAGCGGACCAGCAAAGACAATGCGCTCGCGCGCATCGTCATACTTGGCTCGATCAGCGAACTCGACCTTCTCAATCACTTGAAAGTACGTCACCGGGTTTTCGGGACAGT